GGAGCTCGTCGTAGCCGGCCGCCGGATTGTCGCGCAATAGATCAAAGACCAGCGTGAACTGCCAAAGCGGGTAGGGATAATCAAGCGCTCGCAATTCCCGCCCGGATACCGCTCGTTGAATGCGCGTCTGAAAGGTTGGCGTCTTCGTTACGCTCCAGGCGAGGCCCGGCAGCGATGGGAAAACTCCTACATCCGCCATCAGCTCGTCCGTAGCATCGATCCATTGCGCATCGCGTTGTTGATCGCCGCGACGAGGGCACTGCCGTTGCTGCGAAAAAACCGTGCTACGTCCTGACTATCCATCGCTGAGACGCCAAAGTTGACGATCACGGGTGCGCCACCGGCGGCATTGGCACCACTCGGCGCGGCAATCAAATTTTGCAGGCCTTGCGAGATATTCGCCGGCAGTACCATCTCATTGCTGTGCAGTTGCGCGAGCACTCCTCCCGGTCCGAGGCTCGGCACGGCCCATCCGCCCTGCGCGCTGGGCACGATGCCACCTCGTTCGAAACCGAACAGAGCACCGATTCCTTTGAAGAGACTGCCGAATATACCCCCGGAGCCGAACAGGTTGCCAAGTGCTAAGCTGGCGGCGACACCGCCGCCGAGCACTTCCTCGCCGGCGCCTGTGAGCCCTCCAGAGAACTCCTGGTCGCCTCCGCCTCCGAGCAGGCCGGCGCCAAAGAGATTGCCGATTTGACTGAAAATGCCTTTTACCGCGGAATTGACAAATTCGGCGATGATCGATTGGGCTAGGTTCGCCAGTGCTTTCTGCACCGTCGTCGTACCCAAGATGATGCCAGTGATCGACTTGTCGATCGCGCGCTCGATCGGCGCGACCAGATCGTCCCAGGCCCTCTTGTTCGCCTCGGCGAATTTGGCGTCAAGGGCCTCGATATTGGTGACATATTTCTCGTAGGCGAGCGCCTGTTCGTCGACCAGCTTCTCCTGGGTACGGGCATCGTTCTCAGCTGCCGACTGCTTCTTTTCGTAATAACCCTGATCATAGGACCATTTGAGGTCTAGGAGATCTTGCTCTTGACGGATTAATTCCGCCGTAGAGAGCTGGCCCAGGCTCGCCTCGTTCTCGACCTCTGCCCGATATCGGGCGAACTGCTCATCAGTGATCTTCTGCTCGGCATTGAGCCGGTTGAGCTGGTCGCGTTCATCTGGGGCGGCGAGCGCCCTTGCACTGTAACCACCGGGCGCGACATCGAGCGACCCGGCAAGGCTCGCCGCCTTCGACTGCAGCGCACCGATGCTGGATCCGACCTGCGCAGCGGCGGAGCTGATCTGGGTTTGCACCTGCTGCGCTGCCGCACCGAGCCCAGCGAACTGAGCCCGCATCGCATCCGTCGCCGCCTGAACGGAATTTGAGGCAGCCTCCATTGCGGATTGGAGGTCGTCGGTCTGAGCACTGATGATGACGCTGGTTTCAATGTCGGCCATGATAGCCCCTCAGTCGTGAGAGCGAGCGGGCCGCTCAGTTCTCCTGACGCGTGGCGCCGTGCGAGCTTTGATCCTCGCTCCTCACGCGGCGCCGCAGCTCGGCAAAATCAAGCACCACCGCTGGCAATCCGGCATGCACGTCGCCTGCGCCAAACCCGGGGCCGAGTTCGGCCAGGAGTTCTTGGATCTCTGCACCCGTCTGCCGTGTCGGCTTCGACGCGGCCGATGGTACGCGCTTACGCTGTTGTTTGCCGACGCCGAGATACCCCCCGACTAGGATGTGAACAGGCGGATGCTCGACCCAATAGGCCGTCAGCTCTTCGAAATCAAAGAGCGTCATCTCGTCGATCACGGGGTAGGTATAGCCGCAGGCGGTGGCGAGGAGCCCATAGATATGTCCCCAACCGTCCCCACCCCCTGAACCGGTTCCGGCCGTGATCCTGCTCTCATCAAGCCCGCCCCCGGGTTGGTTCCGGGGGCCACCACTTCCCCCTGGAGGCGATCACCCAACTTAAGCCCTGAGCCGGTGAGAACGGCGTTCAACACAGCACTGGCATTACCGAGGTCGAGCAGGTTTTCGACCGTATCCGCTGTAGCATCGGGATAATTGCGTTGCAGTGCCGTAGCGACGATTTCGACGAGCACACCGATCTGCGCCTCGCCCATTGACGCGCCGATCTCGGTCAATTGCCGTAATTTGGGCATCAAACGGCGGAGTTGACCGAGGGTCAGCGGTGGCACCAGCCAATCCCGACCGCCCATTGCAATCGTGATGCCGGGAATCATTATTCCACGGTGCTCAGGTAGCCGATCGTGCCCGAGGCGTCGGCAAATGCCGAAAAGTCCAGCTCTTGGATTGTCCAGTCGTCGACCTTGGTTGGCAACGACAATTTGTCAGCCATGCAGGCGTTGAGGCGCAACGCGGTCCCTTTGCCACCATAGTCGGTGTAGAAAGTCGTCTTAAAGGTCGGCGTCGTGCCCATAATCTGGTTGGTGATCGTGAGCTTGCTGCCTGACGTTGTCAGGTTGTAGGTATACGAGATCAGTACCGCGGCACCGGCATCAGACGATGCAAAGGTGTAGACGCCTGTAGCGAAGTTTACAGAGTATTGACCGGCAACCGAGGGGGTTGTCACCCGGTTGAACCGCTCGCCGGTCGCGGCATAGACCACCCCGAGATCGTCGTTGTAATCGGTCGCGTTGGCGACGGTTACCGTGTAAGGGGTCGTCGCCGGCACGTTCGCGGCCTCGAGCTGTGAGACTGCAAACTGGCCGACAGCCGGCGTCAGGCCGAAGAAGATGTCGGAATAAAGCAATCCGAGAATCTGGGCGAATTTCGCCTTCCCGCTGATCTTGCCCTGACCGCGCGCGATCGCCACCGGGAATTGAAGCTGCCCATACAGCGCCTTGTCAGTCCAATCGAAATCAATCTGAATATCCTGGAGCACGCCGAACTGGCGCGGCCCGATTCCGGACCCGGTCACATCGGAGCGTTCGCCCCAAACCGCCCCAGAGCCAAAGCTCAACTGCATATGTCAGGTACTCCCTTTCAAAAGCCGTTTCGAGGCCTCTTTCGCGGCGTGGGCGATATTCCAGGCCCGGGTGTCACGCGCAACCGCCGAGCCCGGGAAATGGTCCTGCCACCAGCGCTCAATCAGCTGGTCGATAGAAACAACTCCACATCCGGAGGCAATCGGGGTGCGCCAGATATCCTCGGGCAAAGCTGCGCCTTTTTTAGGATCGTCCACAGCCATCGGGGTGCTCTTACAAACAAGTTGCATTGCAGAGGTATGCATCGCCGCTCTGACTCTTTCTTACCGCTGCCGGACTCTGCTGGAAGAATCGGCTTAGACGCACAGAATCTCGACCGGCACAATCGCAAGCGCCTGGTCGCAAAGAACGCCCTCGTCCGTCTCTATTTTTCCAGCGATGTACGCGTGCTGCACCATCGAGGGTAATCCGAGGTTCTGTATGCCCGTAGCAGGCGATGATGCCAGCGCCGCTTCGAGTGCATCGAGCAGTGGGTTCAGAAGCATCGCCGGCGCCAAATAGGGATCGCTCGAATGGACGTAGACGTAGAAGTCGGCATAGAGCGTCCACGCGATCGGCGCTCCCAGCGCTTTCGTCACGGCGGTGCCACCCTTTTCGCTCATGAACAGTGCGGGCTGTTCCGACGGGGCTACGTCAGCCCAATGTCGCAGCCGGCGGTTCGCACTGGCAAAAGGCGCGGAGCCTGCCGCAAGCGCCCACAGCGCGGCATAGATCGACTCGCGGATGATCATTGGCAGCTCTCCAGTCGCAGGAGGCCCCAATAGGACGCGATCATTGCGAGACCCCTTGCGCCAGAGCAGCCTCCACTTCCTCGCGAATGGCGGGCGTCATGTCATCCAGTGCAGAGCGCAGGAAAGAGCGTTCGGGGAGATCCATCCGGCGATCATACGCTCTCACACTGATCATCTTTTCGGCAATTGGTCGACCGAAGGCTTCTGTCATGCGCCGCAGGCTTGCCCTGACACTGACGGTTCCGGCAAAACCGTACTCTTGCGCGCCGGCATATTGACTCTCGCTAAAGACGCTCGCAGTGATGGTGCCGCCGCTTTGATCAACCTTGACGCCAATGCTCGACTTCAGTGAGCCGCTACGGCTCCTGAGCACCTGTCCGCTCAGCTTTTCTTGCTGGACCGCAAGCTGCAGCTCGATCCCGAGCTGCGTAATCAGGCGGAGCAGCCGTGAATTGACCGCTTCAGGCAGGGCGCGCAGCCGCTCCACCGCCTGCTCGTCGCCGATAAGATAGGCAGTGATCACACGCCACCCACAAGCGTCGCCGTATCCGTCTGCGTCGGAGCCGGCATCAGAACTCCGGCAACCGGAGCTACGATGCGGTATTGCTGGATCAGTGTCTTGATCGAGTCACTCATATCTTTTTGCGAATATGACACGGTCTCGCCCCCGCCGATCGCTCGCGAAACCTCACCTATACGGTTGCGCTCGCGGTACCGAAGCGCCACGAGCTCGATGCAAGCCTGGGCCAGGTCAGGCGGGGTCACCGCATATCCGGCGGTATACTGCATCGTCACGCATCCGGCTTTTCGCGGTACTGCGTATCCCCTGATCACCAGATGCGTCGGGCTGAAGAGGTACCCCGCCTGGGTCGTAAAGGTACTGACGGCAGCGATCCCCGGCAGAGCCGGCGGGGAAGCCGGGATCGGTGGTATCGTCAAACCGTCGATGACGACGAGGCTGACGGCGCGCACCGGGAATACCGCGAATTGGTATCGCGCTTCAATCGGCCCGAGCGCATTCCCTATTCCGTCGCGAACCTCGATCCAGTCCTGCAAGGCGATCTGCCGGTTGAGCCAGGCCTGAATATATTGGCTCGCCGCCGTGATCAGACGCCTCAGCAGCGCGTCGTCAGTCGACGGAAAGGAATTCTGTCCAATCTGCAACCACGCTTTGACGTCAGTTAAGGTCGTCAAATCGCCAAAGTCTGCCTGGGTCGGATCGACGCTGACCATCACTCTCGCTCCGGGTCGTCATACACGACATGTTTATCTGACGGAGTCTGGCGGTCGTGAATGACATATCCGGCATTGTGTAGCAGATAAACTGCGGCCCTGCGGGGTACGTGCACGATCCCGTCTGGATCGTGCACGTACCGCTCGGTTCCGTGTCCGATGGCATCCCACACCGGGAAAATAGCCCGCAATGCGATAAGATCAGACACGGTAGTTTTCCTCTTCAGTTCAAACGAGAGACTGAAAGCACTGCTTACCCATTGCCGATGTTGCAGATGACACCCATCGCAAAAGGCGCATAAACCGCTAGGACTTCTTCGGCGTAGACCCCGACTTGGCGCTGGCGGGTGACAAGCGGCCAGTCAATCTGGTAGTAATCCTGCCGGGTCTTGATTTCGGCGACGTTCGGTACTTCATTCGACTGGTACTGGATCGGCAGATTCTCGGCCCAGCCAATGATCGTGCCGGGTGGCACGCGGGGGTGGATGCGGATCGGTATGCGCAGGCCACCGTTTATCGCGAAGGGGTTGTAGTAGAACTGCACAACGCCGGACGCGGTCACTTGGTATTCGCCTTGGCTGCCGTCCGCGGGGGAATCGAAGCGCAGTAGCGGCCCCGATGCATTCGAAAGCACTTTGTTCGTGATATTTTTCAGCTCTTGGGAATTGACGTACAGGACAGTGGGGGACAATTCGAAGTTGTCCCACATTTTCTGGAACATAGTGTCAATTTCCACAACCGAGCCACGACCAGAGGCAGTCAGCGGTGTTCCCGTGCCGGCAGGCCCGGTCGGCATGATATTGACGTAGGCGTTCGAGCCGGGCTTTAGCGCAGTAGTCAGCAGGCCATCATAGGCGTAGCTGAGGTTGGCCGAGTTGTCGCCAGTTATTGCCGTCTGGGATTGGTTGCCGGTGCTGAGAGGAGCCGAGATGGCGAGGCTGTTGATCGTGGTGATTGCCTGCAAGGTCTCTCCACCAGAAGCGGTTGAGACATACCATGCATACGCGACTGCCCCCTGGATGGGCGCGACGGTGCAGAAGAGCGTCTCACCGAGGGTCACTGCTTGACTTGCCTCGGTGCTGATGTTGGACGAGCCCCCCGACAGTATGTAGCTCCTACCATCGGCCCCGGTGACGCTCATCGAGGTGGCGACCCCGCCCAAGACACTTGAATTTTGGTGACCTTCGAGGGTTAGCGCTACGACCATGACATAATAGGTTGCCGTCGGGAGCGTCGCGCCGGTCGTCGACACCGATAGCACCGGCGCGGCTGGGGTCCCGAGCTGGAGAGAGGCATTACCCGCGAGAATCGCCATCTCCTCCTTCAGCATCATTTTCTGCAGCAGACGAAAGGTCATGCGCGCCTGAATGTCCTCGAACTCGCGACCGGCGGAGATCGCTTCAAAGGTCGCTGCGTCCTCCTCACCGATGGTCATATAAGTGGCCGATTTATTTGAGGTCGAATAGGACATCTGCCCCGAGCGCTGACCTTCCGGCACCCACCCCATGGAGTCAAAGCCGGAGCCCATGATGGCGTTCACTTGGCGCCAGTTGGTGGCGGTGCCGGTTCCGCCGCCAACCCGTGGCATGACGTTTCGGATCGGCGTCACGAAAGGATAAAGGTTCTTGGCTGGTGCTTGGAGGTCGTAGGCAACCAGACCCGTTGCCGTCGAGATCGACTTGGCAAGCGTGTCGTTCGGCCTGGCCAGAGCTCCTTTCAGCAGCTCCAGAGATTCCTGGGTCATCGGATTCATCGGGTGATCCTCCCAAAAGGGGGGCAATAAAAAGCCCGGCCATCGGCCGGGCTGGCGGCAGCCTCACGGCAGAACCAGTGTTCCCCGAGAGGCCGAAGGGTTGCAGATTATGGCCGTTTTACTCGGCGCGTCCGCTGGGAGGGACACCAAGCACCGGTATCGGCTTGGCGTAGCTCGCCTTGATCAAGGTTAGGGTCTGTTCCTCCTTGCTCATATTGGCGAGGGCGGCGGCTATCGCTTCCGGAGAGAGTTGGGCATCGCTGTTGGTAGCGGCGCCGCCATCCTGCTGCTTCGACACCGCGACGCTGCCGCGGGTAATCGTCAGTGGAGGAAGCGGTGTGCTGGCAATGTCATCGACCCGCTTCGACAGACGGTCAAGCAGTGGCACCATCTCACTCAGGGTTTTGACCAAGGCAGCTTTCTCGGCACGCTCATCCGCCAGCACCTTCGCAAGCTCTTCGGGCCGCAAAGTTTTACCAAAGTCGAACTCCGTGCCCTGATGCTCTTCCTCGCCGATTACCGTCGGACCGACGCACGCGGCGCCGGCTGCCAAAAGATGGTCGTGCGCCGCGCACAGATGTCCCAGCGTCTCCTGAGAATGGCGCGCTCCCATCTTGATTACCGTCTCGTTCTCTCCGCCTCCTTCACGGGCAACCGCTGCGCCAGGGGTGAGCACCTCCTGAGAGCAGGTCCTCGCGTCCGTGAGCTTGCGGATGCAGTCGTGAGCGATGTCCATCAAGTTCTGGTGCGCTGGCCGATATTTGGCGCGCGTCATTCCAGTGGCGCCACGCAGTTTCGAAGTGTCAACAGTGGCATTGTCGCCGGGGCGAAAATCGGATGACGGAGGATTCATCTGCGGGCTCACTTCGCTCACGTCACCGACCGCGTCAACCACAGATACCGCCCAGGGAGCGGCCCCCGCCTCGAGCAGATGGTCGCGAGCCCTGCTGACATGCTCCTTTTCATCAGCCGCCAGGCCGTCAATCTCCATGCATTTATCGCAAGCGTAGAGGGCCATGTCTGCCAGCGCCTGGTCAGCCTGCGAGTGCTTGGCCTTGGCGACGAGGTCGGTTGCGAGCTGCTGCATTTTGGGGTTTCCTGTATTGAGGAGTGCGGCAATGCGCGCTGCGCCGCTTGGACCAGCGGAGCCTCTGAGCAACTTTGCTGCGTTCGGCACAGAGCATCCGGGCCCGGAATACACGTTTTCGAGAAGCTCGCCCGTCTCTTCAGCAACCAATGCATTCAAGAAGCTGCAAAGTTCGCCGATGATCGCCTCAAGGCGGACCGGCTGTATCGACTGGTCGCCTTCCATCGTCGCCTCGATCTCGAGAGCGTCGCGGAGCCAGTCAAGTTCGAGAATGATCTGCGCTATGCGACCAACATCCCAGAGCGCTTTGGTCAGTGCGGCGCATGAAGCCTTCGCGTCATCCTCAGCTGAAGGCGGCCCCTTGGCATCGATCGTTTCTTTCCAGGCGGCGATAATCTTGTCCTTGATCTGCTTCAACTGGCCGGTCGCATACCGCGCTGCATTTTTGGGGTTATTGATATAGCTCCATGCCGCTCGGATATGCCGCTCGGTATCGATTGGATACCGTCGCCTGCCATCAGACTGAAATCCGGGGTCGGCGTATTTCAAGGGATGATAAGGTCCGGAAAAACTATTGGATCCGTCACTCGTCTCTCGACCATCGGTGTTGGCGAGCGCACCTTCGGCCGTCGCAATTGCCTTCCTTGCAGCATCGATCGCCAGCTCGGCTCTGCAGCCATCGCCCAGGAGCACTTGGCCCGGCTGATGGCCTGCAGGATCACCTGACCTGAGCATCCGGTCCTGGACGCACCTGAGCGCATCGTTCTTGGCAAGATGATGGTGATCAGGCACGCCACAGGCCCAGATCTGAATTGGAGGATTGAACGGCTCGTCTGTGACCGACACCTGATCCTTGCCGGTTTTCCTCCCGGCAATTTCGGCGGCTTTCCAACAGTCAAAAACTGCCTCCGGGTTTGCCGGGCGGTCAACCAGCGAAATCTCATTCAGGACCAACCCGGTAATGACCTTCGGGTTGCCTGGCTCGCGCCGTGTGACCTTGCCCCCAATCGAAAAGCCGCGGTAGACTTGATTCTTGACCTTGGTGACCGCCACCGGGTCGACAACATGGGCAACGATCCGGGTCACGCCATCATCACCGACCTCGGCCTCGAGTGTTGTTCCAGCAGCCGCGAGTTGATGCATTTCGCGCAGTGCAGGGAAGCGCATATAATCGGGAATCGCCGCGCGGATAGCGTCTGCCTGCACGACTTCTCCCTGATCGTCCACCGCCTCGGATGCCGCAATCCCATGCACGCGGACGGTTCCGTCGTCCTGAGGCTCGACCTTCTGAATTGCGCCGTACAGTCGCATGGTCAATATCCCAAAAATCAGTAGTAATGCCTCGAGTGACCCATCATTCTTTCCGTTCCCGACAAACCGATCGCGTACTGAGCGATAGATGATCTCTGCGGCCCCTCGAGAAATTTTCCGACGTTGGATCAGCACTCGTGACGCGGTGGGCGTTGGCCACGGTCGAGATTGGCAAATTCATCATCCGCGCGACTGCTGCAATGCTGTATCCCGCTTGGCGCGCCAGAGCGATAGTTTCACGCACCCGATCGCTCAAGCGATGGACACGACGCATTCTCTTCACAACCATCAATC